ATCGGGATGGGCTTCTAGCAATCCCCTGGCGCCCATTCTAAGATGTAGGTCTTAGAACTACACGTAAAGTCGACCTGGACAATTGGTCGATGGCCTGCGATGTCGGATGGAAATGCCCAAGTTCCGCAAGAAGCCCGTTGTTATCGAAGCCGTCCAGCTCCTGTGGACGACGTGGTCTGAGATGTGTGACCACGCTGGTGTTGGTCTTCTATCCGATGGCAAGCCAGAGGGCTGTCACGTGGACGAGGAGGGCAAGGCGCATAAGCCGCCCGAGTGCGCGAACGGTCGCATCGGCCTCTGGATTCCCACGAAGGAGGGCTTGATGCTGGGCACTGAGGGCGACTGGATCATCCGTGGCATTCAGGGTGAGCTGTATCCGTGCAAGCCGGACATCTTCGCAGCCACCTACGAGGCCGTTCAGGAATAGCCATGGAGGAGGGTTTCGTCGATTTCTACAACCTCATCGCTGTTGAGCGCGGACTGCCCGAGCACTGGAAGTGGTTCGAGCTGAAGCGCGTGGGTGAGCTGGAACAGGATGGCTGCGGTGTCCTCGTTAAGGGGGCGGTCTGTACGGCTACCTATTCGCGCGGCAAGTGGAAGGGCTCGACGAACTGGAAGAAGCGCGACCGCAGCACGGAGCGGGAGATCTTCGTTACGCGAAACGAGTACGAGAAGCGGTGCCTGAAGTGGCAGCTCGATACCGGTAAATGCGCCGAGTGCTACGGCAACGGCCAGGTGATCAAGAGCGCAAGCGTATACACGGGCAAGACCTACAGGCCGTGCCACAAGTGTGAGGGGACAGGGAAGATCGCACCATGAGCAAGACCAAGTTCGGCCCTCTGCTCTCGTGGCGGCTCAAGACGCTCAAAGGCGCGCAGGAACCCGCCAAGCTCGCAGATTCGCTTAGCTGCGAAAATCTTCCAGACATCATCGTGCCGGCGAACTTGCGCCCGCTCGTGACTGCCTTCCGGCATCTGCGCCAGGACGCGCGGGTTAGGGCTGTCAGAAACGAATTCAATCTCTTCTACAAGCCGAAGAATCCGGCTCCAGCCAAGGAGGCGCCGCCCATCTTTGCGGTCTGTGGCTACCTCTCGCAGAAGTGCAGCTCGATGAAAGAGGCCAGGGAGTGGTTGGACGACCGGCTGCTGCGTTGTACCTATCCACGTGGATTCATCGTTGACGGCCGAGTCACCGTCGTCGAGAAGAATTTCAAGGGACTCAAAAGCATGGTGATGCGATGAGCGACAAGGAAAAGCATGTTCCCTCCATCTTCCCTGAAGGACCTCAGCTAGATCATCGTCCCGTCGACGACATCTTCCCGGAAGCGCATCGCTCCATTGCGATGGCCACCGGCTTCTGCGCCTCGCCGCCTATTGGCTGTGGGCAGAAGGTGAAGGGCTTCAGCGATGCGGTCTCTGCGCGTGAGTACAACATCACGTCGCTTTGTCAGAATTGCCAGGACCGTATATTCGCCGAGCCCGACGAAGAAGATGAGCATGGACCGTCCAGTGGCGAAGCCTAAGACGAACTTGGCCGCGCTTCGTTCTGATATCGACTCAATTGTGATGAAGCGCGTTAAAAACTCCAAGCCTCGTAAGGGGGCGGCCGACCTGCGCATTTATTGGAGCAAGCGAGAGAAGGCGCTGATCTATGACGGCGTCAAGCAGACGGGTGGCATGCTGTCTGCGTTCTTCGAGCGCGCGAGGATGCTTGATATCTACGACATGCGCCATGGGCTGGCCGCTAAGCTTCATCATCCAGACGAGAGCGATGAGCGGACGCTGGTGCAGGAGCTGGAGGCACGGGGCTACGACTTGACCACGTTGAGGTTTCAGATCAGAAAGAAACCAACGCCGTGAGCAGTCCAAACCGCAACGGCGATGTGGTGCCACCACCGGAAGGCGTATGCTGTTCAAAGTGCGAAGACAGGGCGCTCGCCGGCAATCCACGCGCCTGGATTCAGCGCACCTTCATCGTTTGCTCAACATGCGGTAACAAGCGGTGCCCGAAGGCGACCGATCACGAACTCGCCTGCACTAGCTCTAACGAACCCGGGCAAGCAGGAAGCCGATATGCGTGATGACCAAGACACCCCCGTCGAGCTAGCTTGCAAGCACATGCGCGGTGGTTCCGACGACGACTATCCTGAATGTCGGCGTTGCAACACGCTGATGGAGAAGGAAGAGAACGGCGAATCCACCGCATTTTGCGCCAACTGCGCCTATGAAGTGCTGGATGTTCTCGCCAGGGAGATTGTCCGCCAGGATGACGCCCCGGAGTTGTTTAGAATCCAGAGTCGCGTAGCAGCTCTGGAGGCCGAACTAACTGAAAGCCAGAAGGCCAAGATGATCTTGACGTTCATCAGCGAGATGGCGCTCACCGTCTCGCAGTCGGCTATCGGACCGCTCAATGAGACGCAGTCCAAGATGATCTCGGAGATCAAGCAGGCTGCCAGGGGCACCGTTCCTGATTGGTTTCTGAAGGACTGGGAGGACAGATCTAAATGATGGTTGCTTGTAAGATTTGCAAGGCCCAGTTCCAGGGTGAAGGCACTCAAGGCCATGGCTGTGCAGCCTCCGTCTATCAAAAGGACGGCCACTGGTTCGTTCAGGGCCATTATGGCAGCCGGCTGTTCGACACGAACATCTACAAGTTCATCGGTGACAGCGACTCCTGGCAGCCCAGCCCGAAGGAGCCGATGGATCCGGTCTGCGACATTTGCATCTCAGTATGGCTACGCCTGGAGCGGCTTATCTGGGTGAGGGACAGGGTTCTGTAATGGGTCATAAACCCGTCAGACGCCTGCCCAAGAAGCCAAAGGATACGCCGTCGGCGCGTCAACGTAGAGATGCGCTGGTCAACATCCGCATGGAAATTCAGGATGCTGAGGCACATTACACCCCAGCCATGCATAAGCGAATGATGGCCCTGATTGACGAATTTCTAGCTTTGGCAGACAAGTAGTTATGGACCAGAATGAAGAAGACACCCCAGTTGCCATTATAGATCACCAAATTCAAATCGCTCAGCTCAAGGCGCAGATCGAATCGCTTCAAACAGAACGTCGTCAGCTACATGCGGCGGCTCATGTAATTTCGTCTACCAGCACGCAAGCTCAGATCGTCGAGAGATATCTTCATCTTCGAGAACAGCTTCATCGATGGGCGACAACGATCGACGCTGCTAAGAAACTCGTGGTCGAGTGGACCGCCACGGCCGGAGACTGCACCAACGAGGTTGGACTGAGAATCGATGCCCTATTTAGGGCGGTCAACATAGCTGTTGTCGACGAGGAAAAACACAAGTGACCGATCCAAAGCGGAAGATCGGCCCCAACTTGAAAAAGTTGATGATCCATAAGATGGCCATCGAGGCCGTTCCGCCCGGCGGTGACTTCCTTGACGCGCTTAAGGTGATCGCCTCCCCTGAGCTACTCAAGAAACAGGCTATGGAAGCGATGGACTGGGCCATAGCTGCAGTCGATGTCGTTCGTTCATCGCCTGATAACCATCTGGGCAGCGACGAGGAGACGATTGCCGGCGAGGTCGTTCGGCGCATCGAGGAGCGCAAGGCTGAGCAGATGCTCATGTTGAGGAAGAAATGATCCTAGACCGCGAGACGATGGAAGAGGAAATCCGCGCACTGGCCAGACAATGCAAGTGCATCAGCCGAGACGGGCCGTGTCGGTTCTGCCTCAAGGCTGACCAGCTAAACCACAAGCTCGACAAGATGCAGGCCGAGGATGATGTAGTCCGAGAAATTGTGGAGTGGCTTGAAAGTCCTGGGACCATGACGGCATACAGTGACACTAAGTCTGTGCTCAGGGGCCTAGCTGGCGCCATCCGTCGTGGCGATTGGCGTCTGAAGACTGAAAAACCTCGCTGACTCGTTTGTAGCTAGGATGTGGACCTCTACATCCCAACGGAGCAGCTCTTGCGCTGGAGAATTCGCTATTCATCCCATGACACGATGGGGTTCGTCGCCATGTCCCGTGGCAGCACGGTGCTCCGAGTAGAATCGTCGCTTGGCTGGGCTACCAAGTGGGGGACCCGCGAGGAGGCCGTTGCCTATGCGCTGCGATGGATTGACGCGAAGATCGTCGACTCCATGGCAGAGCTGAGCGCCGCCGAGCCCACCATCTTCATCGAGGCTGTGGCCCCATGAGGGCCTGTATCCAGTGCGGCGAGACAGGCGGAACGCGCATCGGCGGACCATGTATTACTTGCGTGTTCGATGACTCGGACTGCGATGATCTGGTGGCCGAGGGCAAGCGAGTAGCCGTGGACGAAACCGTGGCCGCCATCGTTGCGTGGTTGCGGTCTTTCAAGGCCAACAAGTACGCCAGCAAGACCGCTGACGCCATCGAACGAGGGGATTGGAAGGAAAATGAGTAAGACGATCGACATCTGGGTCACCGCAAAGTTCGAGGTCCGCTTCAAGCACAAGGTCACGCTGGAACAGTTCAAGGAGCTGGACAGCGACAAGCTCGAAGTCAGCGAAGTCGTCGACGAGAGCGTTGCCTACGAGCAGCTATCCAGCGACGGAGACTGCGAGATGGAGTGGGACTACGCCGTCATCCCGCCCAAAACCAAGCCGAAGGCAAAAAAGAAGAAGTAAAAACGCTCGGATTTTGCGAAAATCTGAGTAGTCTCGGCTGTAGATAAGACATGGGCGTCAGCGTTCAAAACGGTGTCTGGGTCGCCAACTACCCCTACGATCAGCGCGATGTACCCAAGAACGCTGGTTTTTGGTGGCATGGCGGTGGCTGTCGAGACAACTGCATCGGCTGCAAGAACGGGCTTCGTCTCAAGGTCTGGTGGACCCCCAAGCCCGAGTGTGCCGCCCGGCTTCAGTCGCAGTGCGACCAGGACGCGCTGGCCCTGCTCAACGGCCACATCACGAGCGTCCAGGCGTCCAAGGCCACTGATGCTGACATCGAGGTTCCGGTCCCCGATGGGCTGAGCTATCGCCCCTACCAGAAGGGTGGCATCGCCTATGCGATGGCGCACCCCAATACGCTCATCGGTGACGAGATGGGGCTCGGGAAGCGGTTGGCTCTTGGTACGCCTATCTTGACTCCAGATGGTTGGCATCCAATCGAAAGCCTGAGCGTTGGCGCGATCGTTATTGGAAAAAACGGAAGGCCATGCACGGTCATTGGTAGCTATCGCGATGACAATCGCCCTCTCTACCGTCTAACGTTTAACGATGGCACAGCTATCGATGCTGACGATGAACATCTTTGGAACGTTCAACATGTTCGCAATGACACCGAGGCAAGATATCCAGGCCAGCCCGGTGGACGGTGGAGGACGTTAACCACTGCTCAGATCTTAGAAGCAGGTCTCGTTGATGGATCTGGTAATCGCAATTGGCGAATTCCTCTCGTCGATCCAATTGAGCATCCAGAATATAATGCACCAGCCGATCCATATCTCGTCGGTGTAGTTCTTGGAGATGGTTCATATGGCAATGGTGATCGCTGGGTGGTCTGTACCGACAAGACGATGCTTAACGAGATCGGCGCTACGTGCCAGAGAGACCACGAGACGTCAGAGTATACAGGTTACGGCGCAGTTCAGGCTTCAGGAATTCACAAGGCAAGAGCGTGGGACAAGCGAGTTCCGGTCGAGTACCTGTATTCGTCGATAAATCAGCGCATGGCATTGCTGGCTGGCATTTTAGATACAGATGGACATATCAATCCATCTGGAACTGTTCAGCATTCTACTACCTCACAGGGGTTGGCTGCTGATGTTGTTGCTATTGTTCAGTCCCTCGGAGGAACAGCGTCCACGCACGTTCGCCAGGCCCCTCGCTACACGTATAAGGGCGAGGAGCGCATTGGTCGTCCAAGTTATGTAACGACGATTCGCTTGTCGTTCAATCCGTTCCGTTTGCTTCGCAAGGCAAAAAACTGGAAGCCTTTGGTTAAATATCTTCCCACGCGGACAATTGCATCGATCGAACGTATTGCCGATGGTCCGGGCATTTGCATTGCCGTAGATGCGGAAGATCACCTGTATGTTGCTTCTCATTATATTGTTACCCACAACACCATCCAGGCCCTGGGTGCCATCAACGCCTCGCCGGAGGTGAAGTCGGTGTTGGTGATCGTCCCGGCGTCATTGCGGCTCAACTGGGACCGTGAGTCGGCGAAGTGGCTGACTCGCAAGTTCGAGATTTTCGTAGTGGAAGAGACCAAGGACGTCATTCCAGAGACGGCCAGCCTGGTGATCGTCAACTACGAGTTGATTCGCGGTAAGCGCGTTCCTGATCCAAAGGGTGCGCTGGCACCCAACGGCAAGGTGCTCAAGATCATCCAGGGCTCTCCGATTCACGCGCAGCTGATGGCGCGGAACTGGGATGTTCTAGTTGTCGATGAGTGCCATCGTCTGAAAGATCCAAAGTCCCTCCAGGCCATCGCCGTTCTGGGCTCCACGGGAAACAAGAAGAAGGGTGAAGCTCCTGTCCCCGGCCTCAAGGACCAGGCTGCCCGCAATATCTTCATGACCGGTACGCCGTTTCTCAACCGTCCCGTCGAGATGCAGCCCATCCTTGCTGCCTTGGCGCCGAAGGAGTTCGGCAACTTCTTCGTCTTCGCCAAGCGGTACTGCCAGGCCCATCAGGACGAGCGTGGCCACTGGGACTTCAAGGGTGCTTCGAACCTGGAGGAGCTGCAGGAGCGTCTCCGCGCGACCGTGATGGTCCGCCGGCTCAAGAAGGACGTCCTCAAGGAGCTGCCGCCCAAGCGTCGCCAGGTCATCATGCTTCCGACGGATGGTGCCGCCAAGGCGGTCGCTGCCGAGAAGAAGGCCTGGGCGATGCACGAGGAGCGTCTAGAAGCCCTCAGGACCGAGGCGGACTTCGCTCACGCCTCTGGCGACCAGGCTGCCTACAAGAGCGCTGTAGAGGCTCTGAAGGCCGCTGCGCGCATTGGGTTCGATGAGATCGCCAAGGAGCGCAAGAACGTCGCCGTCGCCAAGCTGCCGAAGGTCATCGAGCACATCGAAGACGCTTTCGAGCAAGGCATCGGAAAGATTGTCATCTTTGGGCATCATCACGATGTTTGCAATGGCATTGCTACTCACTTCGGCGCCGCTGCCGTCAAGCTGACCGGTGAGGTCACGTCGAACAAAGATCGCCAGCAAGCAGTCGACCGCTTCCAGAACGATCCAACCGTCAAGTTGTTCGTTGGCTCCATCGGAGCTGCTGGTGTAGGTCATACACTAACCGCCGCATCTACGGTCATCTTCGCGGAGCTGGATTGGGTTCCGGCGAATGTGTCCCAGGCCGAAGATCGCTGCCATCGCATTGGGCAGAACGACCAGGTTCTGATCCAGCACCTTGTGCTCGATGGGTCGCTGGATGCGCGGATGGCGACCATCTTGGTGGAGAAGCAGGAGATCTCCGACAAGGCTCTCGACTCCAACACGGAGATTGACGTTCCTGCACCCGTGGCCGCGCGTCGTCCCGGCAAATATCCCGTGGCACCCGAATGGAAGCGTGATGCTGCCCATCAAGCGATGCGGATGCTGGCCGGCATGTGTGATGGAGCTGTTACCGAAGACGGTGCTGGCTTCAACAAGATCGACACCAGCGTGGGCAAGAAGCTCGCTGCCGCCGAGACGTTGTCCGATGGCCAAGTCTGGTTGGCCACGAGCTTCGCACGCAAGTATCAAAGGCAGTTGCCCGACTCCGTCCTCGTGCCGCTTGGGCTGTCCGTCCCATTCTGAGAAATCATGACCGAAGATAAAAAGAGTGGTTCCATCTTCCTTGATCACGCCGAGCAGCAGGGTGGCTTTGAAAAGCCTCCCGATGGTCTCCAAACAAAACAGTGTCCAAGGTGCGGCGCTGAGACGATGCGCGGCTTTGGTCTCATGGGTGGCGGGTATGGTCCATACGTTTGTTGCGTTGCATCTTCGAGTGCGTGTGGGTGGCTTTACAAAGAGCAAGAGCGCACCTAGACAATCGCTATTATAGGTGAGAAGTTCGGCAGCGAATGTCTGCCCTCATCGAAGGAATGCTCGCGCAAACGGTTGGAAAGACCGATGAAGAAACAATCGCCGTTCGCGTGGCCGACCTCAAGGTGATGTGTTCGCAGGCAACTGCCCGTGGACAGATGATCGCCATCTATGAGGAGCTGCTGACCTATGCAGCCGAGGCCATTACGACAGGCGTGCCGAATCTCGACTTGGCTGGCGTCATCGTGCGGGCCATCTCCAGGAAGTGATCATGTTCTACGAAATCGTCAATCCGTCCGATGCTTGTACCCTTGAAGCCGAGGACAGCCTTCTGGCTTCCGTCGTGGTGATCATCCTAAGCGAGGGAGCCTATGGGCTCTACGACGAGGATGATCGGACCGTGTTGCCGATCTTCCGTTTCTCCAAGCCTGAATCGCTTCTCAAGTGGCTTCACGAAAACGGCATCGACAGCAACAAGATGGACGAGTTCTACGCCAAGAACGGCGAGGAGATGGCCAAGATTCTTGAGTCGATCGTCTACGGCAAGATAGCCGACCGCAAGAGCATCGTGGCTCTTACCGAGAAGATGTCGCCAGCAGATCGCCTTGACGCCCTGGCCAAGTGGAACGACTCGAAGCGCTCGTCGATGAACGATATCGCCAAGGGCGCCCGAGAGCTGGCGAAGGTGTTCCGCACGAAGGCGCAGGAGCTAAAGCCAAAGCTTCCGACAAAAGAAGAACCTTCTGTATGACTAGCAAGGCTAAGAAGCCCGCTAATAAGCTAGACCTGCTCCCAGGGCTCAAGTGGAAGGGCTATCTGAAGATCCTCGAAGTGCGCAAGGATGGCTACGTCGTGCAATTCACAGCACAGGGATCAGCAGGATGGGTATATGACCATGCCGTGCTGACGGCGAAGCAACTCAAGAATTGGACAGGGTGGAGCGAATGATCGACTCGGAAAAGCTTCGCGCCTTGCTCAACGGCGCCAGCGGGCGACCATGGAAATGCGAAGCATCCTGGAATAATGCCGGGATGCCATTGGCCGACTTCACCATTCCTGGGCACAATCAGGGTGCCACTGTCGAGATGCTCTTGGCCGACGCCGAGCTAATCGTCGAGGCTATCAATTCGCTGCCGCAGCTCTTAGAGATCTTTGAGCTGGCCGTTAAGTTTAAGATGACCCACGTCGAGAATCCTCAACAGCTTGACGATGTAGACCGAGCCATGCAGCTTGGAAAAATGATGGGAGCCAAGGAGCAGCTCATCATTGCCATTGACAATGCTTTGGCCGGGGAGGAGTCCGATGGCGAAGAAGACGAAGAAGAAGAGTAGCGAAAACGCTTGCGCGGGCCTGATTGGATCGGACAATCCAATCAAGTTAGCCAAGGAGGCGCTCGCCGACGAGGGCTTTGGTAATCAGCGAGAGTGGCGGGCTTTCGTGCGGGAAATGCATCTGGCCGAGGCTGTCTTGGCTCTGGACAAGGAGCGAAAGAAGATGCGCGCCATCGTTAAAGCAGCCATCGAGTGGCGACCCGGTCAGTTTTTAGTTGCAGATCTGGTCCAGGCCATCGACAAGTACCAAGGCAAATGAGCACTCAAGTCGAACGCGTAACCCTGAAGTCCGGCGAGCGGGTCACCTTTCTAGAGAGCGACGACCATTCTACAGTCGTTTGCCTGGATAGGTTACTTGAGCATTCGGCCGCCGGGACTCCGTACGATGCCTTGTTGACGCTGGCCGCTAGGTACAAAACGCTAGCCATTCAGCTTGAAAACATGGCAGATGCCCGAAGTGGAAAGGTTCAGCATGATCGAAATTCGGCAGCCTACCCCTGAGGAGATCGCTGAAGCTTCCAAGCTTGTCGGCACCTGGTTCCAGGTCAGCAGGAAGCACCGCATGCTCGCCAGGCTCCCGCCTGGTGTTAGTCCAAAGGACGCGCTTCGCGCCGCCATGGGCAAGCATACTGGCCTCCCCGTGCGCGACATCCTCCCGCATGAGGAAGCATGGATTGCTCGTCTGGACGAGGATTCGGCAGGCAGTCATTTTCTCAGTGTCTATACGACGTACTACAAAGAGCTTCAGATGGACCTGAGCGTCGTCATGTTCAAGGCGTTTCGCATGGCCGGCGGGGATACCTATCAGGCGTACATGTTCGATCAAAAGAGGAAGAAGTCCGCGTGAGCAACGAGGACGAACCTGGCCTCACCTGTCCACGGTGTGGCAGCACTAACATCGACGTGTTCTATACGGCACCCCTGCAGTTTGAGTGCAGCGATTGCGGAGCCGAACTCTATGACGAGAATGCTGGACCCGCGATTCCTGTGCTGACCCATCGGCAGGCCCACGGCAAGCGTCCGGCTATGTATGGCGAGCCGGTTTGCTCTTGCTGTACTCACGCGCCCCACGAGGGTTCCTGTGAGTTCTGCGATGAAATCAAGAAACCGCGCGTGTACAAATTGGTAGCCGTATGAGTAACAAGACCAATCCAAGACGCAAGGGCGTCAAAAATGCTGGGACTGGCTCAACATGGGAGGGCGGTTCGCCGTCTGACGGCTGTAACAGTACGCACGTCGCACGGGCCCGCAAGAAATGGAAGCGCACCGCGAACCGGACGCTTCGGCGCAACGGCAAGGTGACACCTAAGTTTCACTCGATGGCCGGCAGTAGCGGTCGCACGCCCAAGCCACCGGAGGAGTAGTCATGCCTGAAGGTAAGACCCTGTTCGAGATTCTGAAGGATGTCACCGTCGACGAAGAGGTAGGTGGTGACGAACGTCGTCCGTATGACATGCAGTGCGCTGCGGTTGTCGCCAATCACAAGAATGGCGGCATCATTGTCTACGCGAAGCAGCACTGTGCTTTGTGGTGGGAGATCCAGGACATCGGATCGGTCAGTCTAGGCGACTATGGGCTCGATGATGCTCCGGAAGGAATCTCTCTTTGGGAGGGTAGCGCGGCCTGGAGGCCTGGCGGTTACGAGTGCCCAGAGGACGGGCAGATGGATTACAGCGGGGCCTTTCGTCGGCTGGCGCCCGATGAAGCCGTTAAGATCGCAGATGGCGAATCTCTGTGGCCAGAGGAAAAAGATGTCGACGAAGACCAAAGAGCGAAAGTCTAAGGAGACCTACCGTCAGTGCGTGATGCGCGCTAACGGCGTCGAGTATGTTGCCTGGATTCCGACCAAGATGGTGCAGATCGGCAAGCACATTCTTATCGATAGCCAGCCGGGTCGATGGCTCATCGTCTCCGCTGGAGATCCTCGACCGGCATACATCGTCGAAGCCTACGCTGAGAACGCCCGTAAGGGATTTGCGTCGGTGACTGGACACGAGGAGCACAAGGAAAAAGAGGGTGGGTGACGAGCCCATCAAGCTGCGCTCGCGCGAGGAGATGCTCGCTGTTGTCCTTGCCGTTGAGTGGCATGGAATTTCCCGTGCTGGCGATAAGGTGTTCGGCCCAGTGGTTTACAGATTTGAGACCGAAGAAGACCGAGACAACTTTGGGAAGGCCGAGGCTCGCGCCCTGGCTGTTCGGAGCAAGTGATGGCTACGTATCGCTATTGGCTTTTGGACGACGACGAAGATCCAGAGAACGATCCAACTACCGTGGCGGACGACTCCGGGGATGCCGCCGAGATGGCCGCCGAGCTGATGAATGATGGAGGAGATCCAATCTCTTCCAACAAGATAGAGCTGGCAGTTCGCAGACTTGGCCAAGATGGTCAACCCGACGACGACGCGGAGATGTTCGAGGTCTTCGTTGACTGGTCTCCGAGCTTCACGGCATATAGTCGTGGCTGTATCCCAAAGGGGTAGCCATGAAGCAGATCGAAGCAATGAAGGTTCACAACGGTCGTGCCTGGCATGCCGTTGCGGAAAGGCGGCCACACGGCGGTGTTGCCACGTGGTGCAATCGCATCATCATGGATAGCTGGGCCGAGTATGCCGACGATTACTTTCAATGCAAGAAGGCCGGGTGGAAGCCATGCGCAAAGTGCGATCGAAACCTGATGGACGTAGTTCATAACGGTAACTAATGAGAATCTTCGTCTTTGGATCAAATTGTGGTAAGCTGCCGGATGGTCATCCCTTGCTATATCAATGAGTTCGAGACCATTAAGCGTTTTGGTTATGATCCAAGGCGCCTAAGGCCATCCAGCGAGCGACTGGTGGTTACTTCTTGCAGTGAATGCATGAGCGAGCGCATTAAGAAATTTCGGAGCGCGCTGCGTCAGCGCCTATGTTTGAATTGCTCGAACAAGATAAACTCTCGCAATGAAAGCGGCCGGCTTAGTCGGTCTAACAAGCTGAAAGAGTTCTACAAGCGCGGCGGCGAACATCCAACAAAAGGCAAGGGTCACACACCTTCAGCCAAGTTGAAGATGTCTTTGGCTCGCAAGGGTGTAAGGCAGACTCTGTCTGCCAGCACCAGAAGCAAGCTGGCAGAGCACTGTCAACGAACCCTAAACAATGCACTTCAAAAGTCTCTTACAGCAGAATACAACCGAGAGCGGATGCGCGGCAGCCTCAATCATCGATTCGGTAAGCCGCCGGTCCACACCAAGAAGGTATGGTACGCACGCAAGGACGGGACTCTGGTTTGCTTCAGAAGTACATGGGAGGCCATTTTTGCAGCTTGGCTAGATGTGCAGGGCCGCGCATGGAGCTATGAATCAAAAACGTTCCCGGTCACTTATTCGCTCAACGGTCAAATTATAGATGGGACGTACACGCCGGACTTCCTGGCCGGATCTGTGTGGTATGAGGTCAAGGGACGCTGGACGGATGAGGGCAGAGCTAAGTTCGAGGCGTTTCGCATGGATAATCCTGCTAAGCGCATATCCGTGATCGATCGTTCTTGGCTTTCAGGCAAGGGATTGCTGCCATGAGGATATTTGTTTTTGGCAGCAATTTACGAGGAGCGCACGGCAAGGGCGCCGCCCTCGACGCCAAGGAACTATGGGGCGCCGAGTACGGCGTCGGCGAGGGATTGACTGGCCGCGCGTATGCGATCCCGACAAAAGACGACAAGCTCAAGACCCGCCACTTGATAGAGATTGGCAAATCGGTCAAGAAGTTCAAGGAATTCGCTAAATCTCACCCGGAGATGGAATTCTTCGTCACACGTGTTGGCTGCGGCCTAGCCGGTTACA